AAATCCACTTTAAGGAAGTTTTTGATACGTTCAAGGGTCATTTTTATACCCCCTTATGTTCTTAGCCGTCTGTACCCTCTGTGTCGTCTTCAACAACAGCAGTTGCATCCGTAAGAGTAATCTCACCATAGCAATAGCAAGCATCAGAGCCGTCAAACTGCTGAACATCAACATACTCGATAACACGAGCAACTGTGGTGTTACTCCAGAAACCGGCATGTTCATCGGCTTTGAAAGCAACCTTACCAAGGTCAAGAAGCTTAACACCTTCTGCAACAGCACCATAGAAAATAGGAGTTGTGCCGTTTTCGTTATTTGGGAGCTGTCCGTTGGAATACTTGCTGACAGGATGACCGTTAACAATATATCGGAGAGGTTCTGTGGGGTCTTTAACCATAATAGGCTTGCCGTCGGGATACTTCTGCTCCTGAAGCCATCTGAAACCCGTCTGGTTTACGATAATCTTCATAAACGCATCGCAGGAGGGATCAATATCTTCAATCATAGAACTCTGAAGGTCATCGAATTTACTGATAGACTTAGCAGTCTTGTCTTTCTTCATAACTGCAAAAGCCATGGTGTTCTCCGTAATGATTGCACGTTTTGCAAAAATACCTACGATATACTCAAGAAGGTCTTCGTCGGCAAGAGCAAGAAGAGTGTTGCTAAGCTTGATAAAGCCTGCTTTTTCTGCAAGCTTATAGTCAATGCCCACAAACTTAATCTTGGTATCATCCTTGCCGTCTGTACCGTCAGTAAAGTCAACCAGGCCTGTGAGCTCGTCAAGATTCTCTGTAGGAAGTGTACCAGACAAAGCGCCGACTTTGATGTAGCCAATATCCTCACGGATAGACTTATACTGGCGCATCTTCTTGATGATTCTTGTATGAATTTCAACAGGGAGTAAATAGCCTTCGCCACTCTCTCCCTTGGGTGCTTCTGTTGTAGGAAGCAAGAGCGCATTTTCTGCATCTGTCAGAGTCTTACCGGTAAACTTCTTGATACAAGCTCTTACAAAATTTGCTGCTTCTGAAACGGCAGGCTTTGCCGCATGTGAAGCCACAACATTTTCCGCAGTGGCTGCTTCAAGCTCACTTAAATTCTGCATACCTTCGATTTTAGCGTTGACGTCTCTGATTTCGTCAAACTTTGCTTTGGCTTCTGTACCTTTACCCTCAAGAACAAGGTTCTGTGCTTCATCGATAAGTGCTCTTTTTTGGGCTAAAAGCTCTTCAAGTTTTGTCATTAATATTCCTTCTTTCTTAAATTTATTTACAGCTTAAGCAGCTCTAACTCAAGCTGCAGTGCTTCTTTAGTTTTGTCATCATTATCTACTGAATTAATAACCTCGGTGGGAGTGTTGGCGTAATCCTTGAAATAAGAGGATTTTGCACAATTCATAGGTGCAGAAGATGTGTTAACGGTAACGTTAAAATACTCGGCAGCCTTCTTACCTGTAAACCAAGTTTCAGCATTAATCATCTCGTTGATAGTTTCGGCTGTAACACCAGGCTTAACATGCTCCATGTAGATGTCCAATACAGTTTGCTGACACGTATCGAGATAATCAGCTTCTTTTCTCAAGTCATCAGAATTACCCCATGCGCTAATGGTAGGTTTGTGAATCATCAGCTGAGCCGACACAGGAATAACGAGTTCGTCACCGCTAAAAGCGATTACAGAAGCAATTGAAGCCGCTAAACTATCGACATAAACAGTGACCTTACCGCTATGACGTTTAATAATATTGTAAATTGCAAGACCTGCATAAACCATACCACCGCCGGAATTGATATAAACATCAAGCTCAGCAGAGTCGTCGAGGTCTGCAAAAAATTCCCGAATATCTTTCGGGCACTTATCATCGAGAGTAGCCATATTACACTGTCTTATGACGTCGCTGATAATATCACCATAGAAATAGAGTTCAGCTTTCTTTTCGTTACCCTTTAAGGTCATTGAGCCTTTGTTCTCACTACCCTTAGTGAAATTGTAAACTTTGTTTAAAACCATACTCACACCCCCTTACTTATACTGGATTCCTATATCTGACACCGGAACTGCCGCTCCGTTGCCGTAAATAAGCTTGTCCGAACCTTCCACAAAGGGTAAGTCTTCTGTTTCTCTTACCTCTGAAGGCATAATAAATCCGCCTGTAATACCTGTTTTATAAGCCTCATATCGGGTCTTAATGTCGCTTCTAAGTATCGCATCAGCATTAAACTGGCTAAATATACCTTGCTGACGTTCAAAAGAAAACAACAGCTTGTAGTCAACTTCCTGCTCAGTTGCGATAAGGTCGTTTTGCAACGTATCGGTATAGAATGCCTTGTTCTGCTGCTCTACATTATTGAAGGTTGATTTCTCCATATCGTTAAGCTGAAAGCTTTTAACACCAAAAGCGTTGGCGATTTGCCTTACGTTAAGTCCCTGGAGCTCAAAAAACTGTGCATCCACCAATCGAGTGGCAAGCTGGTTTACTGTAAACTCCGCCGGAATAGGTATAACCTTACCGGCATTTTTTACACCACCAATTTCGCTGAATCTCTTCTGGATTTTTATGACTAAAGCCTTATTGCTCATATCGCCTGTATACTGAACTACAATCGGGTCATGGAGTCCGCCCTGATACCTCGAATTCACAACAGAATCACCGAACTGCTCCTGGTTAAGCTTCGATCTAATATAATATCGAACACTACCACCATGAATACCATCTTTAGGAAAGCACTTGAAATGCACTACCTTGTCGTGAGGATATACAATAAGACGACCTAATTTATCATAGTAGTAATAATAAACGGCATCTTTCTTACCTATAAGTCCTGCATCATCAACAAGAATTTGAACTAATTCCGAATCAAGAAGGTATAAACCTGTTATTCTTCCGCGTTCAAAAGTATATACCCAATAAGCGTTACCATAATGCAGTGTCATAAACTTTGTCGCCCACTTAAAGTCGTGAGCTGACATATAAGGATTTGGTCTTAAAGTAAGCAGCTCAAAAAGAGGATGCTCCCGACAGACTCTTGCTCCACCCCTTGGCATTGACTGCATGATTTTCAGAGGCAGTTTTGCAAAAGCATTACAACGTATAAGCATACAGGCATAATACGTAGCTGAATTCAAAGCCGGCCCAGCTGTTACAATATCTGTAGTGCCAAAAAAAGAATTAATCTCTGAAATTGTCGGGTTTAGAGAGATTGTTTCGGTAGTTTTTGAGGAATCCGACTGAGCTTCCTGCTGGGATTCTGCTGTAGTCGCCTCATTTTTAGGCATTATAAAATTTGCTAATCGTGCTCTGAAGCTCAATTTTTCACCTCCTAAGAATCAAGCCAAGACATTACAAATGCCTCGGAGTCGTTAAAATCGTGATAATATGCTAATTTAAAAGCACAAAGAGTAGCATCAACAGGGTCAATTTTCTGTTTGACTGCATCTTTATCTATCTTAATCAAGCCGTTGGCGCTTCTGGTAACGGCATTTGCCATTGCGAAATTCAGCAAAGGATTTACAATAACAATAACGTTGCCTTCGTAAACCTGCTCTCTGAAACCTGCAGTTGCTTCGTTGAGGGACCTCTGACTCTGATACACCTCTTCAACAACGTACTCTTCAGCAAGCTCCATCATAAGCTTTGAAGCGTTGGCAGGGTCAAAACACAAGCACTCAATTTTCCACTCATGTTTCGCTACGAAATCCAACACATAGTTCATAACTGCCGTCTGATTAACAATAGGAGTGTTGGTAACAGTTACATATCCATTTCGCTCCCATGCATCATAAGGAACCTTATCGGTGAGTACTCTTTCCATGAGTTTTTCTCTGTTTGGTATAAAGCTGTGGGAATAAACTATGTATTTTACTTGACCATTGAGTTGTACCGGGATAATGAAAGAAACTGAGGTAAGGTCAATTTTTGCCGACATATCGAATCCAACGTAAACCGACATTCCCCTGGTATCAATAGGGCACTCTTCTACAACACAAGCTTCCCATTTAGCCATGTTCATATAAGGGTTTTCCTTTGCTTGTACCCAAACGTTGAGCATTTTTGTGAGGAAAGCTATCATTTTTTCAGGAACAACCAACGCAATTTCGTAGGCTTTCTGAATCTTCTTTACACCTTCCGCATAGGACATACGTATAGGATTTGCTTTTTTCCAATTGTCGGGGTTATGTATATCGTCTCCTTCGTCTAATTCAAAGACATCGGCAAGGTAATTGTCGTTAATAACACTTGTTACATCAGGATTAAGCAGCTTTTTTACGTACTTATATTCCTGCTGATAGCAAGGACAGTTAAGGTCTTTGCCTGCTGTTGTAATAATCATAAGCAATGCTTGCTGAGTATTACCGCCAAGGCCTAAGTCGTAGAAATCTGTGTTCGGGTGCTGATGATATTCATCGAGAATAAGCAGTGCCGGGTTAGAACCGTCGCCGTTCTGACCATCATCTTTTGACAATGCTTTCAAGAAGCTGCCTGTTTTAATGTGAATGATAGCATTCCTGGTAATCTTGAACTTTTTCCTCAAGGGCGAGCCTTTGAGCATATTGTTGGCTTCATCAAAAACAATCTTACTTTGGTCTCTCTTGGTACCTGCACAATACGCCTCGTAAATCTCGCCCCACTTGGTGGATTCGTAAGCGATTTCATAAAGTGCTATTCCAGCCTCAAGCTGAGACTTTGCGTTCTTTCGAGCAACTTCAAGAAACGTATGAGTAAAACGCTTATACCCGGTGCCGTCCTGCCGCCAACCGTATATTTGGCACACAAAGAACTTCTGGTCAACAGTTAAATGTATAAACTGACCTGCGAGCTTGCCTTTATGATGCTTGAGATAAGAGAACCAATCAACAATCAGCTGAGCTTCGTGTTCATCCCAGTAAAAAGGAAAGGGCTCTGACAACGTATTTCTGACATCTGATTTCTTCAAATCGTCTAAAAATCGCTGGCAAGCCCACTTGTGTGCGATACAGGATGTGATTTTGCCGCTCAGACAGTCGTTTGCATAGTTGATTAGTTCTTGCTTAATTGTCATATATCACCAAATAGGTCGTTTATGCCGTCGCCGTT